AGGTCCAACAATTAACCTTATCAAGGTTAATTGTTGGACCTTCTGGGTGATTTAATTCACCAACAGCACGTCCACGACTAACCTGTTCTGTAACATATTTATTAACTGCTGATTCCATTACTCCGCGAGGATAAACACGGCCGTTTCTATTTTTAGACTCAGCCTGCATAAAGATACCTTCAATGATGGTATTCTTTTTACCGTTCTTTTCTTCGGTAACGTAGCTTAGATTATCTTCATAAAGTTCTGTAATAAGCTTCATTTAATTATGCTCCCATAAGATCTGCGAATTCCTTCGCAGCCTTTTCTGCTTCTTTAGCATTCTTATATTTATCGTCTAGCAAAGTGCCATCGATATAAACAGAGAACTTGGAACCCTTCTGTTTAATAACAGCTTTAGATTTTTTACCAACTTTAAGAGTTTTAACTTCTTTTTCAGAAGCTTCACTCAGAGTCAGTGACTGTCTCAGTTCCTTGAACTTCATTGTTTCCAATTTCCTGTTCTAATTCTTGTGTTACGCCATTATATGTATCGTTGGCAATTTCAATCTTTTTAGCATCAATAGACACATTCAATTTACTTGCCATCAAATCATTAAATACATTATTAGCGTCAGCTGTTTTGCTATTTGCTAATGCATTAATTAAATCAATTGTTTCAGTCATAATTCACCTTTTGATATATTTATAATAAATTAGATTTCAAGATCGTCTTCATCTGGAATTTTACCAGCAGCTCTTTCTGCATCGATCTGTTTAGACATCATATCTATATCCTCATCAGATTGTCTGAGAATATTCTTTTGAACCCACTCTTTAGAGTAATAATTACCAACATACTCATCTAATTGCGCGAGTAGTTCTAATCTTTCTCTAATAATTTCTGCTTCTTTTAATTCTGAGAAATATGAATCACGAATAAAGTCAACAGAAATATTCTCTCTAATGTTTCTCCAATCAGACTCAGTAATAATACCTTTTAAAAGTAATTGTGTCTTAAGGAGATCTAAGAATAACCAAGAGAATTTTTTACGAAGACGGTTAATAAATTTCTGAAATTTAACCTCGTCTCTCGAAATTTCAGTAGAACGTCCAAGTGAGAATTGAGCTTCTTGCTCTAATCTATTTACTGGAACGTTTAATGATCTATATAGCTTTTTCTGGAAGTAGAAAATGTCATCAATTTGACCTAAGTTTTCACCACCAGGAAGCGTTGAAATTTCTGTACCTCTACCACCTTCACGACGTGGGAGCCAGAAATCTTCTAACATTGACATGTGTTTACGGTCATCTTTGATTTCGCCAGTAGATGCATCATAAACTAATTTGTTTCTATATTGGTTCATAATACCACGTAGGTATTCTTCTGATTTACCTTTTGGAAGGTTACCAACATCAATATAGAAAATGCGACGTTCTGGAGCTCTTGATAAGCGATAAATTACTAATGAATCTTCCATCATACGAAGTTGATTCACTGGCTTAATTGCTTTATGCAAGTAAGAAAGAACGTTTTTACGAGATGTATCCAACAAACCTGATGTAGTATATTGAATAGCATCTTTAGAAATCTTTAAGCCTGAGTTAGACTTTGACATTGAAGTATCTTGATAAAGATAATATTCCTTAACACTCTTAATAATTTGAGCGCCAGTCTTAGGATCTTTTTCTTCTTCAATCTCTTTTACTTTACGGATACGTGTAGGATCAATTGGACGTAACTCTAAAATACCCTTTTTAGGGCTCTTTTCGTCAACAATGATGTGGTAAAACAAACGGCCATCAACATACCATTTACGGAATGTTTCATGTCCATAATGGTTAAACTGCAATAGTTCAACTACATTTTCAAATTCTTGTCTTACAAGTTTTTTAACATTATCAGGTAGATCTAAATCATCAGTTACTAGATCAATTGGCGCAGATTTAGTATCTGATACAATAGACTCATTAATAATATCTTCAATTGCTGCATCACACTCTGGATGCATTGCAATATCTCTATAACGTCGGATTAGATCAGCTTCAGATTTAGCTCCTTCAGTTCCAGACAAGTCAATGTACTGGCCAAAGTGGCCACCACCAGCTTGAACATAACTAGAACCATCATCCTCTAATGGAGCAACAAAAGATTGCTTTTTAGCGTCTTCTTGTTCTTGCTCTTTCTTTCGCTTTATTTCGAAACCAAATAATTCAGCCATTAAATCTTCCTACGTTAATAATAAGCAGAGGAGATAAACCCCTCTGCTATTATTTATATGCTATTAAGTAGTGGTGTTTGATTCCCAATACTGTACTTGGAGTTCAACTGTGAACTCTTCAATAGCATTTTCATTGTCGAATGAAACATCAATTGCTGCTACGTTCGTTGGCCACATGCCGCGGAATGTATATGCTTTGACTTCACTTCCATCTTTATCAAGCTGATAAACAGATGCATCAGCAAAATAGTTTGATGGAGTAACTTCACCGCTGTTTGCATTGTGAGAGTTGATATAGTTCATCCAACGCTCGAATGCATCACGCAACAAGAAGTTTGTGTCATTCATTACCGTAATTGTCCAAGGTTCAAAAGTACGATCGCCCGCAATTTGAAGTTGACGCCCACGGAATGGAACAGTGATTGGTGCAATAACAGAAGCCGGAAGTTGAGCGGCTTTAATTAAGAAACCACCTACTTCAGATTCAGCTGCACCTGCGATACCAGCTGGAAAACCCATTTCTACCTTGAAAAGGTTAGAACGTGCGCCACCACCAACTAGCTTTGATTTGAAATCATCTACGCCTAAGATTGCCATTGTTTATTCTCCTTATTGACCAATAATTTCAGAGAATTCAACGCCGGTACGAGTCGCGATGAAGTTCAATGTGATGAAGTTAATAGAACGTGCTGGTTTAATGTAGATATCCGCAACAAAACGGTTTGTATCTACAACTTCTCCAGTGTTGTTTGTTGCATCACATACAACTGCAAAGTCTGTAATACCACGACGACCTTTAACATCACGCAAGAATGGTTCTACCATATTGCGGAACATTGCACGGGTAAATTCGTCGTTGAATTCAAAGAGTTGGAATTTGGCAGCAGTTGCAATTGCTTTTTCCAAGGTGACGAATAGACGACGTACGTTGATGCGATCGAATGCAGAAGGTTTAGCTTGTGCAGTCTTATCACCATATAGTACAGTGCCCTGACCAGGGAAAGAAACAATTGGGTTAATGCGTGCTTTATAAAGAGTATCACGATCAGCTTGCTTAGGATTGAAAGCAATCTTTGTAATACCCAAGATTTGACCACGTGTAAAGCCTGCTGGTGAGAACCATGCATCGGCCACGTTGTCTGTATTAGCACATAGACCAGCCATGTGACCTGCAGCTGGAATCCAGCGATACACATCATTGTACTTGTCGTATACTTTAATTGCAGTAGAATCAATTACACCATAAGATGTCGATGTGAGCTGATCAGCCCATGCTTTAACATCTGCTGCTGGTGTAGCAGTTCCTACTGTGTCCTCGATTGGAGGAGAAACAAATGCAACTACATCTTTACGCGATGTTGCAATGCTTAATAGATCGTTAGCAAGAGTAACGTCGTCGCCACCATTTGCGCCTGGTACAGCAAACAATAGATTTACATCTACAGTTTCTGCATCTTCGAACATATCAAAACCAAGCTGAATTTCACCAACTGATGGTACATTATTATCAGCACCAGCTGCCAATGATTCTGAAATTGTAGCGGCGGTAATAGCATCTAAGTAATCGCCTCCACGGGTTTCAGTACTGTCACCTGCATGTGTTAATAATGCTGGAGCATCTCCAGCCCAAACATAGGATGATGTACCATTAATAACATCAATCCAATAGTTGGATGTGCCCTGCGCTGATTTTGCATCAGATGCTTGTGATACGAATGGGAAAGTTTCAAGAACTGTTCCTGGAACTCCTGACCATGCGCCATCTTCATCAATTACTGCAATATGCATTTCATCGTTTGAACAGCTACGATCAGCTGCAAAGTCAGATGTACCCGGTGCAGCATCGAATTGATCTGCATATGCCCATCCAGTAAAGACTGTTGTGTCTGCTGGACATACATCTACTTTCAATGAATTACCTAAAGTACCTGGATACTTAGCAATAAATTCAAAGGCTGTGGTTGTTACGTCGTCTAAATGATCGCGATTCTTCACTAAAAGACCAGTTGCTCCTGTGGTAGCATTAAGCATGCCGGCTGTTTCAGCACGGACAACTTTTAATGCATTACCATAAGTTAGGAAGCTAGCTGCTGTTAGGAAGTATACCGCGGTTTGATTATCTGGGGTGCCGAAGACCGCCGCAAGTTCTTTTTCTGAACCTAGTGTGCGGATTTCTTCTACAGGACCCCAGTTGAATGCGCCAGCAAATCCACCAATACTGGTAGATACAGCTGGAATCACATTCGTCAAGTCAATTTCTTTGACTTGAACTCCTGGTGATACTAGAAAAGCCATGTGTATTCCTCTCCAAAAAAGATTATAAGCTCGGGATATAATATGATATCATAATACGTTTATTTATTCACTCGATTATATTTATAAGATTAGTAAATTCCAGTATCTACGGTCTCCCAGACCATACCACCTTCTCTTTCGTACTTATCTTCTCTGCCATCCTCAAAGAATCCAACCGGAACAATTTCTTCTTCCATTGCTTTAATTCTTTCAGAATATAATAAAGACTTCATATCAATATCTGTAAGCTCTGCGAAAAATGCATTTGTTGAAAACCATCCAAATAGAACTAAGTTCATTACTAAGTCATCATGATTACCAGTTGAAGCTTCATAAGAATTACCTCTTGCTTCAAAGGTTGATAGTTCTAAAATGGTTTCTGCATCGTTTATTATTAGTTTTCTTTGCTCAATTAAGTCTTTGATATTTGATGTACCAATGCGCTTAATTTTACGGGTCATAGTAACACCAATTGAATTGGCTTTTACAGCAGACTCTACAAAAATATTTTCATACTCTAAATCATAATATAAACCATTACATACAACAGATCCTTGGTCATTACTCTCAATCACAATAAATGCTTCATTATACATGTTAGCATATTTGTAAATAACGTCTGGAAATAACAATGGCGAAATTTTATTATCTTGGAAAACAGCTACTTGTTCAAACGGCCTAACAGACATATCTATAATATTAAATGTAGAGTAGTCTTGACCACGACCTTTTGCAACATCTACAAACATCATATATTCGTGAACTTCTTCAGGTTCTTTATATATTCTTACCTCGGTGCTTTGCTTAATTGGCGGCTTTGCCTGAAGTCCAAGAAGTATTTCTGGAGCAATTAGTGTATTACCGGTTCCGTGGAAAGTGTTTCCAAATTCTTGTTGGAATTGAAGTTCAGAAGTGTTAGCAACAGTCTGTTCTTTCCAAGCTTCATCTCTTCCTGGAACGTCCCACCAATCTACTCTAAAAGGTTTATATTCATTTGTTTCTTGAACAGCACCTTCGTAAATTTTATGGTAAACATTACCAACACCATTTGCAGTACTTGTAATAATAACTCTTGTACTTTCCCCAGATGAAACAACTGGATAAGTTGATGTATAGAACTCAGCATCGTTTTCAACAAATGCAAATTCGTCAAGGAATAGTAAGTTAACTGACATACCACGAATAGAAGAACCAGACGTAGCAGCAGCAATAATACGAGAGTTATTAGAAAATTCTATTGAGCCTTTATTAAGTGCTTTACATCCAGGCTGCAAAAAGAATGGTAAATTTTCTAACATTAAGGTTACTCTTGCTAGCATTTCGCGTGCAGTAGAACCTTTGTTAGCTAAAACAGCAATTGTTTTTTCGGGATTAAATATTGCATACCACAAAAGATATGCTACAGATGAAATAGATTTACCTGATTGCCTACAGGCCAAAACAATAGAGAATCTATTATCTTCGAAATGTTTAAACATTTTTTCTTGATACGGATATAGATCAAATGAAACTAATCCTCTATCAAGAGAAATTACTTTTAAATAAGTTCTAGCAAAATATGCAGGATCTCTCATGCATTTTGCGTATTCTTTTATTTCTTTTTGAGTCCACTCTTGTTCAACACCGTCACGTTTTACATTAGGGTTACCAAGATAGCCTGCTTCGTTATTCTTCAGACTCAATGACATTTGCATCATCCATTTTTTTCAATAGCATTCTTTGTAAGTCTGTTGAAGAACCTACATATACATTATTTTGTGTCAATTTACCTGGAAGTCCTTTAGAATCTTTTAAGCGAACTTCTTTCTTTTTCTTTTGTAATTCCATTAGACGATCAGCAATTTCTGCATTTTGTTTCATCATATTAGATAATACTTCAAAGGCGCGTGGATGCTCAGACTCACGAGCTAATTCCATCATAAGATCTATGGCCTCATCGCCTTTTTCTGCTAGATTATAATATTTACTTCGAGCAAAATCATAATCGTCATCTACATCGTCTTTATCATGCTTCATGGAGTAATTTCTCCGTCATCAACTTCATCTTTACATTCAATAACATTATCAAAGTCGCCATTTGCGTTAGTTCCATCTGCAATATATTCCTCAAGGAATCCAAATGGATCTTCTGCTTCAGCATTAATCATATCAACTTCTGCTTTAGTAATAACACCTCGCTGTTGAACTGGGCCATAGAATTTTACTTTTAATTCAAAGTCCAATGTATAGACAATAGCCCTACGAGACAAGAAATCACCTTCATAGTCTTCAGCTAATCCTACACTTGATAATATAATAGGTACATCAGATTTTATCCCGAGCTCTGGTACTTCATTAATTGTAATCGTATATTCTGGTTGAAAATACGGAATAATTTGTTCAATTACCTGCAAAGCATCATCTTGGTTCTTTGCCATAATTGATAAAGTAATACCCATATTATATGGAGCATGAGTATAAATTGCGTCTCTTGTAATACCAGATCCGCGGACAATTTGGTTCATTTTTGGTAACTTACTTGCTGCGTCGTATGCTAAAGAAGTAATTTCAAAAGACATCCTCGGCAACTTAATTGCCACTTTTGGATCTGTAAGAGACGCTTGTGATTCTAATCTTGCAAGAAACTTTTGCTTAGGTCCATATGCTAATGGAACCCTCATAATATTTTTTACTTCACCATCTGAACCTTTGCGCATAATTTTAATATCATTAAAGATAGTACCAAATGCTGCAATGGTTCTTCTAATTGATGCATGATAAAAATGATCTGATAACATAGTTAACCTCCGATCTCACCAAATGGATTGGATTCAGAGAAATCAATAATTCCTTCAGCTTCTAATTCAAATTCTTGGTTACGTGATTGAGAATCATTTAAAGCTTTATTTGTAATTGGATCATCAATATTATACACATCAGTAACTGTCCATTGAGCACCAGAGGTATTACCGTCAATAATATTATTAGTGAATGAGTGGTATTTTCCGTCAGTAGTGGCCCAACCAGTTACAAATAGCTTTTTAGTTGTAGCATCAACAGTTTCATAAGAAACTACTCGGCCTGTTACATATTCGTCAGTATCGCCAATTTCTTGTTGAATATCTTCACCAATAGCAAATTCTGTTCCATTTGAGTTATTGACAACTAATACAAGCTGCTGTGATATGTCTTCCATTACTGTATCAATATCTGAAATACCAGTTTGAATTTGCTCACCTGAGTATTCAAACAATTCGCATTGTAATGTATATGTTGGAAGATTTGATAATTGATAGAATGGAGATTCGTGTTCAACAAAACGAATCTCAAACAAAGATTGAGAAAGTGGAAGATATATTAAGTCACCTTCACTTG